ATACTCCTGTCGGCGGTGAGCAGGACACCCGGATACAGATCAGCACAGGACACATCGGATATAACCTGTTCGGTGACGGAGCAACGATCTACTACTACATCAGCGGTCTGGGTGTGAACGGCTGGTACATGAAGAATTTCCGCATGACAGGTACAACCGATTTGGTCACGGGCAAACGTGTTCCGTGTTCCACATATTACTATTCATAAGGAGGACGAAAGGTAATGAAAACACAGAAACAGGCTTTTGAAGCGTATGTTGCGCTGATCCATTTAGGCAAGGAGGTGAAGGGAACAACAGCGTATGCGCTTTATAAGCTCAAGAACGAGCTAAAAAAGATCGTTGATTTCCAGAGCGAAGAAGAAATGAAACTCATTGAGAAATTCGGCGGCTCGGTCACAGAAACCAACATGATCAAACTCCCGGACGATGCTGATAAAAAAGCATTTAACAAGGAAATGGACGAACTGCACAAACTCGAATGTGACGTTCAGCCGATTGAGGTGAACATTGCAACAGTACCGGATATCACACTTGCACAGATTGAAACCTTGGACGGATTCATTAAATTCATTGAGGAGTGATGAAAAATGGCAACAAACAAAACAATCGATCCCACTAACGTAACGGTTCAAGTCCCGGCGATGGCAGACAAGCCAAACCAAGCCGGCAACAGTAACTGTATCGATAAAATCATCGATGGTTTAAATGCGTTAAACAGTAAAATTTCAGTTGTTCTTTTTGACAATAGTGAAGGAACAACGGGTCTGAATGTTGATTTTTCAAAGTATAATACATTTATTATCACTCTCGCAAACAATGTAACGGTACTGGCTCGTATGGTTGGTGTTGCTGATGCAGAATTTTACGGTGCTAATGGTTTGTATGCCAGTAGTTCGGCTCCATTTGTTATGAAAAATATATGTTTCAAAGTTAATAATACTGGAACTGGTTTTTACATTAACACATCAAAGTCTTATCAGATCAATGTTTCGAGCCAAGGTGCTGTTTCCGTTTACAATATTACAGACAACAAATTTTATAAAGTTATCGGCATACCGAACTAAAGAGTGATTTAACGAATGGAGTGATCGCATGAACGGATTTTTCTATATCGTGTTCCGCATCTTCTACAAGAACGGCAAATGGAATCACAGCATCCAAGAGTTTGCTGACAAACGGCAAGCAACAACCCGGTACTACAACATTGTTGCGGCTGATCTCGGTGACAACGATGTTTTGTACCAGTATTGCGAGATCAAGGACTGCAAGGGCAAAGCGGTGGACAATCTGCAGCCTGTTGTCTATGATCGCAGACCGCCAGAACCGGAACCGGAGGAATAATTCATGTGGTGGATTGTGATTGCCGTATTGATTCTCATTGCCCTTGCGATTGATTGGCTGATCGTCATGGGTACAAACCCTAAGAAGTGGAAAGGAGGGAAAGATCATGATAGAAGCAATGGCTCTTGTTGAGAAATTCAAGCAAGCCCTGTCAGATAAATGGGGTTATATCTGGGGCACGGCTGGCATTGAATGGACACAATCCCGGCAGAATCAGAAGGTAAATTATCTGATCAAGACCTACGGAGCCGATTGGAAAAAGAACGCTGATGCCAAGAAGGATAACTATTATTTGTGCGGAATGTACGGGAGCAAATGGATCGGTCACATGGTGGCTGATTGCTCCGGGATGTTCGTCTGGGCTTTCAAGCAGTTCGGACTCGGAATGTCGCACATCAGTTCCAATATCTATAAATCCTATTGCACCACAAAAGGCAAACTGACCGCTGATCTCAAAAAGACCCTCCTTCCCGGAACGGCGGTGTTTACGGGCGATACGGCAAATAATCATCCTCATGTTGGATTGTATGTCGGCAACGGGAAGGTTATCGAAGCCCACGGCACACAAGCCGGGGTATGCACAGCAAATATCATGGAAACCCGTTGGAAATGGTTTGGTCTGCTCAAGGATGTCGAATATCCTGCTTCAGAAGCCACGGAACAGCCGTCTGATCCGAAGGATGAGGAAACACCCGTCCAGAAACTTCCCACGCTGAAAAAGGGCTACACAGGCGAATATGTGACCCTGTTGCAGACGAAGCTATTGCAGAAAGGCTATGATCTCGGAAAGTATGGGATTGACGGCGATTTCGGATCGGCAACGCTGAAAGCGGTCAAGCAATTCCAATCGGATCACGGTCTGACCGTGGACGGCATCGTTGGGGAAAAAACATGGGCTGCTCTGGAAGAAGCCGGAACGAACCTTTATACCGTGACGATCCACCATCTTCCGAAGTTTAAGGCAGAATCCTTGATCAAGGATTATGCCGGGTCAAGCATGGTTGAGGAAAGGGGGTGATCAGAATGGAATCACTCACGCTTACCCAGATCAAGGATTTCGCCATTGTTTTTCTGGCACTTCTGGCTTTCATCGTCCTTCTGGGGAATGTGATCAAGACGGTGAAAGGATGGTTGCAGCCGGGAATGAGCGAAAAGGAATGGAAAGCGGAAGTTGACCGCAAGCTGGGGAGCGATAACGAACGGATCAAGAGTCTGGAAGATGGAAACAAGGTGGTCTGCCGTGCGCTGATTGCAATGTTAAGCCACGAGATTAACGGCAACAGCGTTGACAAGCTGCAATCAGCTATGACAGATCTGCAAAATTATCTGATCGAAAGATGAAAGGAGAAACCACATGAAACTGTCAAACAAAGTTTACGATGTCCTCAAGTACATCGCCCAGATCGTCCTCCCAGCTCTCGCCACTTTGTACTTTGCGCTGGCGAAGATCTGGGGATTCCCATACGGTGCGGAAATCGTTGGCACGATCTCTGCCGTGGATGCGTTCCTTGGAGCTTTGCTCCAGATCAGCACGAACAGCTACAACAAAGAGAATCAACCGCCTGATTATGCTGAAACCATTGAAAAATAAGGCTTTCCGTGATATAATAAAAGAAAAACCGGAGGGCTTTTTAATGGAAAATGAACAGGTTGCACAGATCCCCTACTTTGCTCATGAGGGCGAAATGGTTCGGATGGAGAGAGCCAACAAACGGCTCTGGATTGTTATCCTTGTTTTGATCGTTTGCCTGATGGGGACGAACATTGGCTGGATTGTTTATGAAAGCCAATTCACGGACGAATATGTCCAGCAGGAAGTTGACACAGGTGAAGGATTTGCTGTTGTTAGTGGAATAGGAGATGCTGTCTATGGCGAGAATCCGACAGACGGTCAAGCGGAGAGTCCGTAAAACAGGCGGTAACTCCGGGTATCGACAATGTAATATGTGCCACGGCACAGGAAGAATAAGGACAAAATGAAAAATGTGAGCCTTACAGACAAGTATTGCCGAAGTGACATAGAAAAGGCGATCTATGAGTGGATTAATGGTGACAACAGCGAGAGGAATCGAATGCTTCTCAAGCTGAAATTGTTCAAGGGCTACTCCTTTGAAAAGGTTGCCGAGATCTGCAAGATGTCACCGAAACAGGCACGGAAAGAGTTTCACCGATGCGAGGACATTATCTACAAGCACATCCCCGGATGATCTCCGGGGATTTTTTATTTTGCCTATTGACATAAAGCGGTCTTTTTTATTCCCCCAAATTACCGAAAAGATGCCTGTTTGCGACCTCGCAGACAGGCTTTTTGTTTGCCATAATTCAAGCAAAGGAGGACGGTTGAATGAACAGGCTGATTGCCCGGTTGATTGATTGTGGCATGACAAGGGATGTTGCCCTGTTCATGTACGGCAAATACAAACGGGCTGGTAAGCTAAATGAGTTTGAGCGGTACGTTCAGAGCGTGGAGGACAGCCAGCGTGAGCAGATGGAAGAACTATAACCCCAACCCGGTCAGCAGGAATGTAGGAGATTGCTCCATCCGTGCTTTGACAGTTGCCCTTGGAGTTGATTGGGAAAACGCTTTTGCCATGCTTTCAACAAACGCTTTCCAGATGGCTGACATGATGTCCAGCAACAGCGTGATCTCATCCGTTCTCCGTCAGCACGGCTATCGGCGGTCAGTGATTCCGAACTCCTGCCCTGATTGCTACACGATAGCTGATTTTGCGGACGATCACCCGGAAGGAACATACGTTGTCGGCACAGGCACACATGTTGTGGCTGTCAAGGACGGCGAGATCTGGGATAGTTGGGATTCATCGCATGAGATTCCTCAATATTTCTGGTGGAAGGAGAAAAAGTAATGGCTTATTTCAACGGATTTCCTGCAACCTATCAGCCGATGTATCAACCACAATCTTACACACCTATGCAAGTTGGGCAACAGAATGTTGCACCCGTGCAACAGCCTGTGCAACAGAACGGAATCATTTGGGTTTCCGGTGAAGCCGGGGCGAAAGCATACCTTGTCGCTCCGAATAACACGGTTCAGCTCTGGGATTCTGAAAGCCAGCGTATTTTCCTAAAGTCTGCTGATGCTTCTGGGATGCCAAGCATGAAGATTCTTGAATACACAATTCAAGAACAGCCCAAAAACGGCTCAAATACCCCAGTCATGGCTTCGGATGATAAATCCGTCACCTATGCGACAAAAGACGAAATCAGGGCGGTTTCTGAACAGATAACAGCCCTTCGTGATCGAGTGGACAATCTAACCAAGAAGAAAGCGAGGGACGAGGATGAGTAATCCGCTTTTTAACCAGATAGGTCAGCAGATGCCGGGTGGTATCTTGCAGAGGTTTCAGCAGTTCCAGCGGATGTTCCGGGGAGATCCCCGTCAGCAGGTTCAGCAACTCCTGAACAGCGGAAAGGTAAGCCAGTCGCAGTATGACAATGCCGTGAGACTTGCCAATCAGTTTCAGAAGATGATTGGAAGATAATTCAAAAAATGACGATTTTTTGAATTATCAAGGCTGTTTTTGCGAGATTTTCGCAAAAATCGCCAGAATATTGTTCAAATTGATTCTTTTCGGTTGAGTGCGCATAGACCGATGGAATAAATAAACTGAAAGGAATCAAAATAATGGCTCTTACAGATGAAGGAACGAACACTACGATGCTTGTTCAGCCGAGCGGATTCGGCAACGATGGCTTCATGGGCGGTAATGGTTGGTGGATTCTTATCCTGTTTATTCTGCTTGGTGGCTGGGGAAATGGATTTGGCAATGGTTTTGGTGGCGGTTTTGACGGCATCTATCCTTGGATGAATCAGAGCAACCAGATCAACGGCGGTTTCCGGGATCAGATGCTGAATGACAACATCACCTCTATCCGTGACGGCATCTATGGCATCAACAACCAGCTGTGCAACGGATTTGCCGGGGTTAATGCGAACATCTCCAACGGCTTTGCCCAGAGCGAGATCGCAAACAATGCCCGTCAGATGGCTGACATGGAACGGAGCTTTGCTGTGCAGAGTGCCCTCCAGAACTGTTGCTGCGAAAACCGTGCTGGCATTGCGGATCTGAAGTATACCGTGGCAACTGAAAACTGTGCTGACCGTGCTGCTCTGGCTGACGGCATCCGTGATGTTGTGGCTGCGACACAGGCACAGACCCAGACGATCCTTGACAGGCTCTGTCAGGACAAGATCGACCAGAAGAATGACACGATTGCACAGCTCCGTCAGGAACTGCTCTTTGCTCGTGGTCAGGCTTCGCAGGATGTCCAGACGGCTGCTCTCCAGACGAGCAACGCTGTCACGGCGAATCAGCTCGTTGCTGAACTGCGTTCTTGCCCCATTCCGTCTATGCCTGTCTATGGCATGAACCCCATTTTCACTTGTGGCAGCAACAATGGCTGTTGCTGCAACTGCGGAGCGTGATGACAGATGGCAGAATATGCGTATAACCCGGTTCAGCTGGTAGAACCGAACCAGAACATTCTTCTGGACACGGTGATCCCTTGCAACAAGGGATATGTCTACCACAGGAATCAATCCGGGATTGTTATTCTCCGGGGCATCGTGAATTGCCACACTTCATGCTTCGCCCGGTATCAGGTTGCGTTCAACGGCAACATCGCCCTCCCGGACGGTGCTACCGTTGGAGCGATCAGCGTTGCTCTTGCTATTGACGGCGAACCGATCCAGACCAGCAAGGCGATTGTCACTCCTGCTGACACGGCTACGAATCCTCCGACAGCGGAAAACTTCTTCAATGTCACATCTACGGCAATCATCACCGTTCCGAAAGGCTGTTGCTTCTCCGTGACCATTGAGAACACTTCTGCTCCTGCCACTCCCGGTGGAGTTGCCCCGGAGATTCTGGTTCAAAACGCAAACCTGACAGTATCCCGTATTGCTTGAGGAAGGAGGGGAAAGCATGAAAGAACTTCATGAACTCCGTGAAATGCTGTGCGATGAGCTGAAGGAATACGGCAAGAAAGGCGAACTGTCCACAGGATCGCTGGATGTGGTTGATAAACTGACCCATACCATCAAGAACCTTGACAAGATCATGGAAGAAGATGGTTATAGCGGTTACTATCCTATGCATTATTACGATGACGAAATGCATCGTGAATCCTATGCCCGTGGGAGAGGGAGCAATGCACGGAGAGATAGCATGGGTCGGTATATGAGTGACGGATATTCCCGTGGCAATCTGACCGACAAACTGCGTGACCTGATGAACGAAGCACCTGATGACCGCACTCGGATGGAAATCAAGCGGTTGATCGATAAAATGGAGTGAATGGAGGGGTAGCCGTGATCACAAAACATGATCTTGAAACGGCTATCGCCGAATGTCAGGGCAAGCAGAATCCTGATGCCAAGACTTGCATAATGCTGGCTGCGTTCTACACAATTCAGCGAGAGATGTTCGGGGAAGAAAAGGAAGCCGAGCAACCATCATACTCATACGCTCCTGCACCTGTTCGGAACACAGTTGGAATTGACAGCGAAAGTGAATTTGCCAGAGCGATAGAGGGGAAAAACATGGATGATGTTTTGCTCATCGTGGATGAACTCATGGATACGTTGCAGATCATCCAGCCAAAGCTATACAATGCGGTTATGATGAAGCTTGCCTGACGGGAGGGGGAAACCCCTCCTTTTTTGAACCCCGTTTGAACCCCAAACCTTTCTCTTTTTTTCTATTTTTTCCTTCCATGTCGGGGCATA